AAATCAGGCAAGCCATCAACTCAAGGTTCAAAAGCCACGGGTGAGCGATACCTGCCTAAAGCGGCGATTAAATCTTTATCAGCCAAGGAGTATGCGGCGACTACCCGCAAGAAGCGTAAGGATACAGCGGCAGGAAAACAGCATTCCTCTCAGCCAAAACGCATAGCAAAAAAGACAGCTCGCTCACGAAAAGCCTGACATTTTTTAAAAACCGTGTTAAAACGCACAAATCAACCAAAGAGAGAATGAGATATGACACCTGAACTTGAGGAGTACTTTGACAACTACAACGCGCTTTTTAACCATGCAGGTTTTAAGCAGTTAATTGAAGAGCTAGGAAACAATGCTAGACAGCTAGCAGATCTTCAAACCGTCAAAGATCAGGAAGAATTGTTTTATCGCAAAGGCCAAGTTGCCGCATTAGCTACAGTTATCAACCTTGAGGGGACGATTTCTGCGGCGCGAGACCAAGCCGAGGCGGAAGCTCAGGAAGAGCTTGATGTATAAAATATATGATTTCCGTTGTGAAAACGGTCATGTATTTGAAAGAATGGTACGCAAAGGAGAAACAGTCAGTAGGTGCGACTGCGGATCCGATGCTACTAAAATGCTGTCAGCGCCTAAGTGCGTACTCGATGGATCAAGTGGGGACTTTCCGGGTCGTCACATGAAGTGGGTACGAGAACACGAAGCCGCTGGCAGGAAACCTAAATCTCCATAATGACTTAGTTCACGGAGTTTAATATGTCTAGAGCAACAATGATTGATTCGCACCCTGAAGAGGATAATGTGAACAGCATTGATAGTGAAGTAAACGAGATTCAAGAGTCTGAAGTAGAGCAATCTGTTGAAGCTGTTGAGCAACCTCAAGATGAAGTAGAGCAAGACACTGAGCAAAATGTTCCAGAGAAATACCGTGGTAAATCTCTGAAAGAAGTTGTTCAGATGCACCAAGAAGTAGAGCAGGTGATGAGTCGGCACTCTGCGGAAGTCGGTGAGCTTCGCAAGGTCGTGGATGAGTACATTACTACTCAAACACAATCTGCACCTAAACAGAACGTTGAGCCCGAAAGTGATATTGATTACTTTACGGATCCTCAAGGTGCTGTTAATCGTGCAATTGAGAATCATCCGAAAATTAAGGCGGCAGAAGAATACTCAGCAAACTACAAAAAACAGTCAGCAATGGCTGAATTGAACAATAGGCATCCAGATATGAACGCTATTCTGAATGACCCTAAGTTTTCAGAGTGGATCAAAGTCTCCAAAATTCGGACTCAATTGTTTGTACAGGCGGATCGTGACTACGATGCTGAAGCCGCTGATGAACTCTTTTCGTTATGGAAAGATCGTAAGTCAGTAGCTGAGCAAACTGCAAATGCTGAAAAGCAGGTGCGGAAACAGCAGTTAAAGTCTGCCAATACAGGCAATGCACGTGGCAGTGGCGAGGGGTCTCGTAAAAAGCAATATCGTCGGATCGACTTAATTAAACTGAAAAACAACGATCCTGTACGTTATAACGCTATGGCGGATGAAATCCTAAAAGCTTATAAGGAGGGTCGAGTCAAATAATCTAAAGGAGATTTGACATGGCTACTGCAACTTATCCAGGCGCGGCTGGTTTTACCGCGAAGACAGAGGCGGATACTTTCGTACCAGAGATCTGGTCAGACGAAATTATTGCCGCTTACCAAAAGAACCTGAAGATGGCTCCGCTTGTCAAAAAGCTTGCTATGTCAGGTAAGAAAGGCGACAAGCTTCACATTCCAAAGCCAGTACGTGGTGATGCGAATGCGAAAGCGGCTGACACTGCGGTAACAATTATCGCAAACACCGAAGGCGAATTGACTGTTGATATCGACCGTCACTTCGAATACTCACGTCTAATCGAAGACATCGTAGAAGTACAGGCACTTTCTAGCCTCCGTCAGTTCTATACTGAAGATGCTGGTTATGCGCTTGCTGTGCAGATTGATAACGATCTCCACGCGGCAGGTACTGGTTTTGGTGACGGTGGTGCTGTTGTATTTAGCCCAGCAGAAACTGACTATCAGCACACTGGTTGTTTCTTCAACGACGGCGGTACAACTACTCAGTACACTGACGATACTATCGTTCCTGCTGACGTATTTACCGATGCGTTCTTCCGCGACATGATCCAGAAGCTTGATGACAACAACGTACCTATGGACGGACGTTCACTCATCATCCCACCTTCTGTTCGTAACACCATCATGGGTATCGACCGTTACGTGTCTTCTGACTTCGTATCGGGCCAAGCTGTTAACTCTGGCTTGATCGGTAACCTTTACGGTGTAGACGTTTATGTCTCAGCTAACTGCCGTACTATCGAAGCGGCTGGAGACAACACGGCTGGATCTGCTGATACTCGTGCGGCTCTTTTGTTCCACACTGACGCAATCGTCATGGCGGAACAGCAAGCAGTTCGCTCGCAGACTCAGTACAAGCAGGAATACCTCTCGACTCTGTACACGGCTGATTGCCTGTACGGTATTCAGGTTTATCGTCCTGAAGCTGGTTTTGTACTCGCAGTAGCCGAGTAATGAAATCACGGGGCCGCAAGGCCCCTTTTCCTTTTCTTTTGTAGGAGCTTCAGATGGCGTTATTTCGTGGTACAGGTGGATCTGGCGATGCTAGTACGGACACGTATGCGTCTGAGGTAGCACTTGAAGCGACTAGAGCCTCTACAAAAGCAAATGAAGCGGCGGCGTCCGCAACATCCGCACAAACTGCACAAGCGGCGGCTGAAGTAGCCAAGGCGGCGGCAGAGACTGCTCAGGTTAATGCGGAGACCGCAGAGACCAACGCAGAGACAGCAGAGACCAATGCTGAGACTGCGGAAAGCGCGGCAGAATCTGCCCAGGCATCAGCAGAAACAGCCAAAACAGCGGCTGAAACAGCACAATCTGCGGCAGAGGTAGCTAAGACAGCGGCAGAAACAGCAGAGACTAACGCTGAAACGGCTGAAACTAACGCATCCGCATCAGCCACTACTGCCACAACCAAGGCTGGTGAGGCCGCAACTTCTGCCACTTCTGCCAGCACTTCTGCCACTTCTGCCAGTACGTCGGAAACTAACGCGGCAACAAGTGCTACTGCGGCTCAGACTGCACAGACTGCGGCAGAGGCCGCACAAACAGCGGCTGAAGCGGCGCAAGAAGCTATTGATGGTTTATATCTTGGAACTGCCACATCCAATCCAACGGTAGATCTCAATGGCAATGCAGTAACCGCAGGTGACTGGTACTTCAACACTACTGATAACACTACACGGATCTATGATGGTTCCACGTGGAACACTGTTAACCCAGACCTTATCGGTGATGCTAGCCCACAACTAGGCGGTGACTTAGACCTAAACAGCAACGACATTACGGGTACAGGTAACGTCAACATTACGGGCAACGTAGTGCTTACAGGTACTGTCGATGGTCGTGACGTAGCGGCAGATGGCACTAAACTAGATGGCATTGAAGCTAGTGCTACAGCAGACCAAACAGCCGCAGAGATACGCACACTGGTTGACTCCGCTACTGACTCCAATGTTTTTACTGACGCAGACCACACTAAACTAGATGGTATTGAGGCTTCAGCAGACGTAACAGATACAGCCAATGTAACAGCGGCTGGTGCTCTGATGGACTCAGAGGTGACTAACCTTGCACAAATTAAGGCGTTTGACTCTGCTGACTACGCTACTGCGGCGCAAGGCGCGAAGGCTGACACGGCACACGGCTGGGGCAACCACGCTAGTGCTGGCTATCTAACTAGTTTTACTGAAACTAATGACCTGTCTACAGCAGTAACATGGGCTAACGTACCGGACGCTAACATCACGCAGTCTTCGGTGACACAACACCAAGCGGCACTGTCGGTTACTGAGTCACAAATTAGTGATCTTCAAAGCTACATAACTGGCAACGAAACCATTACTCTGACTGGAGCTATCACAGGCTCTGGTACAACATCCATTGCAACTACACTGTCAACGATTGACGGGGGAACTTATTAATGACCACGATTAAACTTAAGAATGGTTCTGGCGCACCAACGTCTGGGGATCTTGTTCAAGGTGAACCCGCATTAGATCTGACTAACAAGCGTCTGTATACAGAAGACTCAGGCGGTACTGTTATCGAAGTAGGTACTAATCCTACTAGCATTACTACTGGGGCTATAACCTCCACAGGCGTCGACGTAACTGGCACAGTAACTTCTGATGGTTTACGTGTTGATGGTACTCCTGTTCGCTTCGTTAGCACCGCTCCAATGCTTAACTTTATGGAGTCTGGAGTTACGGACAGCAACCATCGTTTACGTCAAAACGCTGGCAATTTCGTTATTCAAAAACTGAGCGATGACGAAGGAACAGCTACAGATCGTATTGCCATTGATGGTGGTACAGGCGACATTAGTTTATACAGCGGTGTTGTTCAGATAGGCCCGTCAGGTTCTACAGGAGACAGAGAGTTACGTTTTGAAACTGGCTCAGGCTCTGCTTCTGGTGAAGACGCAATCATTAATAGCTATCGCTCTAATGCTGACCTGATTTTAAAAACTAATGATACAGACCGCATGCGGATCGACTCTAGCGGCAACTTGCTACACGGAATTACTGGCGTTCCGACAGGTGTTTTACTTGGTAAACAACTTGTAAGCAGTAGCCCAACAGGCTCAGAAATTATCGCTTTTAGAGAAGATTCTTCTGTAGCTGTCGGTGACAAATGCGGTGCTTTACTCATTGGCAACAGCGATCCTGACGGAGCTGAAGACCACTTTGTTGGAATGTGGGGTAAAGCATCTTCTACTAACGGGTCGCAAGATCTTCACTTTGCCGCAGGTCGTTCTGGTTACGAAGGTGACTCA